CGAAACATCATCATAATGGCATTCGATATCATGGGTGCCAAACAATGGGAAATGGATACTCCCAGTAGAATCCAGAACAACATCTACAAGAACTCCATCAACTATCCTGACCGAGCCAGTATGAAGGCATATCTAAAATATGAATGGATGTATCAACTGCGACAAACGTTCAGGCAATTTCCAAAAACTAATTTTTATTTCATAAACAGAAAAGAATACCTCGAAGGCAATCCTTTCTTGCGTTACTACTTCGACCAGCCAAATATAAAGTGTGGAATATATGCCGATTTGCAGAGATGGGTAACAGGTTACCGCAGTGATATCCAGTGGAAAAATTTATAGAGTCTTGGTGCTACTAGCGTCAAGTTTGTAGACCTTACGCATTTTCACACCCACTTTCTGGGCAAAACGTTTGGTATCACAGCAGGCACACACGTGCTTGTAGTCATTTGTTGCACGTTCCGGATCTACTTTTGACCTAGGTCTCATATATGTGATTCCACAGGAATCACACTTGAACACAAATATGGTATTTTTTCGGTGAAAGGTATGGTAAACGCCACATTTACTCTGGCGTTCATACAGTCTCATAGTTTTTAATGTTTCAACAAACATCAATTTTATTTAATAAATATGCTTATTCGATATATGACTAGATTAAACATAGACACAGGAACAGCAGGAAATCCAGCGACAGGCGATACTTTACGTACCGCTATGACCAAGGTCAACACAAATTTCGAAGAAGTTTACTCGTTGGTTGGTGATGGTGACACAGGATTGCTGACAACAAGTGTTACAAACGGCAACATAAAGGTTCAACCAAACGGTGCAGGTGTTGTTGAAATAGACCAATTACAAATTAATAATGCGGCGATCACACCAATTGCAACAAACAGTGATTTGACATTGAGTGCCAATGGATCAGGGAATATTATTGTAGGTGCTCTTAAAGTAAATGGCACTACAATAAGTTCAGATGACTCAACGAAAATATCAATAGCAGAAGCGGTTGATGTAAATGGAAATTTTAAAGTAACAGGCGCACAGATAGACTTCACAGCACTTCCAACTTCTGATCCGGGAGTAGCAGGCAGATTGTACAGAGATGGTGCTACAGTCAAAGTCAGTCTCTAATAGAAGGTTAAGTCTGAGATGGCACAGGAAACAGTAAAAATAGGAACAGTTGCAAACGACGGCACGGGTGACACTATCCGAGGAGCTGGATTTAAGATCAACAACAATTTTACAGAACTTTTTGCAAGGCCCAGCGTAATATCTGACATAAACGTCATTCAAAACAATATTACAACTAATTCGTCTGACGCTGACATCAATATCATACCATCAGGAACAGGATCAGTAAGATTTCCCGGTATAACGATAGATGACAATGACATCAAAGCCACTAGGACCAATGATGATTTGAAAATTGTTCCAAACGGAGCTGGCTCAGTTGTCATAGACGGGATAGGATTTGCAGGAACTTCTATATCCTCGTCTGACTCTAGCATTGTAAACATAAACGAAAATTTGATCGTTGACGGTTCACTGAATGCCGGTGGGTCAACTTTCTCATCACCAGTTTCTGCAAGTTCAACATTAGGAGTTTCGAGCAACACCACACTGTCAACACTGACCGTGTCTGGTGCATCATCCTTTGTGGGCACCACGACAGTAGACAACTTACTTTTTAATGATAATATTATTAGCAGTAGCTCCAACGCTGACATAAATCTTACACCTGGGGGTACTGGTGTGGTCAATGTGTCAAATCTTACAATAGACTCCAGCATAAATCTCACAGACAATGTTATCAAAGTCACGAGATCCAATGATAATTTTTTGCTTAACGCCAATGGCACGGGATCAGTGCAAGTATCAAAAATTGACCTAAATGAAGGCACAATAGATAACACAGTCATAGGTGCTACCACTCCGGCGGCAGGAACTTTAACAACAATCAGTATCACCGAACCAACCATATCCGCAGACGGTGTGACCATAACTGATAACACAGTGAAAGCAAATAGATCTAATGACAATGTGGAATTTGCCGCAAGTGGCACAGGTAATGTAATAATAGATGGGCTTAAATTTCCCAACGCAGACGGTTCCGCAAACCAGGTATTCAAAACAGACGGTTCAGGAAACATGTCTTATTTCACATCACCAATTTTATTTGATGTGTCTAATCTAACAGATGGCACAGCCACAGTTTCCGGAGGCTCGTCCGCTTCTCAAGTGATTGATAGTTTTTCTGTTTCAACCTTCAGAAGTGCAAAATATATTTTACAAATATCAGATGCAACTGCAGACAGGTACAGAATAATAGAGGCAAATGTTACCCACAACGGTTCACAGGCTTTTATAAGTGTATTTTCAGGTGTTGACAATGGTGCAAGTGACGGCTCAAGTGTATATGACACACTTGATCTTTCTGTGGACACAAATGCCGGCAACCTTAGATTGCTAGGAACAGTAAATAACACTAACAATCAGGTTGTAAAATTCATAAGGAGACCACTGAAAGTATAATATGGCACAACAAACGCTAAACATAGGATCAAATGCAAATGACGGTACAGGTGACACGCTTCGTGCCGCTATGGAAAAAGTAAACACTAATTTCACCGAACTGTACGCCTCTCCTTTGTTTTCTGGAGATCTTTCGTTTTCGGGCAACAATATAAGTGCTACGAGAACAAACGATGACATCGTATTTGTTCCAGCTGGAGCAGGCTCAGTGACTTTTCCTGCTATCAAGATCAATGACAACAACATTGAAGGCACAAGATCGAATGACAACATCAACTTGGTTCCAAGTGGAACTGGTTCTGTAATTTTTGGAGCAATTAAGATCAAAGGAACCACACTGAGTTCTGATGATTCGGCCTCAATTAATGTCAATGATGGATTAATTGTTGACGGCACTATCAATGTTTCAGGTGCGGCCACGCTTTCAGGAGCAACTAATTTAGGTTCTACCTTGGCAGTTCCATCTGGTCTTACTACACTTTCTACATTGAGTGTGACTAGCACAACAAACTTGACAACTACAAACATCGACAACCTTACAATACAAGATAACACGATCAGTTCAAGTTCAAACGCTGACATCAATTTAACTCCTGGGGGTACAGGAGCAGTTGTAGTCAATAGTTTGACCGTAGATTCAAATATCAATATCACAGACAATGAAATAAAGACAACACAGTCAAATTCAGATCTAGTTATTGCACCAGCAGGAACAGGATCCGCGGTAATAAGCAAAGCAGACATAAATGGTGGTACCATAGACAACACAGTGATTGGTGCTACTACACCATTGGCAGGATCATTCACCACACTGACCACTACAGCTTCACTGTCGATCGATGGTGTGACAATAGCAGACAATAAAGTGTCCGCAAACGCTTCAAACTCTGACCTAGAACTTGCAGGTAATGGAACTGGTGCAGTAAAAATTAGTGGACTTAAATTCCCAACTTCAGATGGATCAGCCAATCAACTTTTAAAAACTGATGGTAGTGGAAACCTGGCCTTTGCTACAGCTAGTGCCACGTTGAATCACTCAGATATCAATGACAACACAACCACTGTGGCTTCGTCCGCGACCACTCAAATAGATTCTTTTAGCTCAGCCGTTTACAGAAGTGCGAAGTACTATATTTCAATTACAGACACAACTAACAGTAGATTTGAGATAGTGGAAGCTAACATTATCCATGGCCCAAGCGGCGACAGTACCATCGAAGCATACTTGACAGTGTTTGGTTCTACAACTTCACACACGGCTCCATTGTGCACCTTCACAGCAGACATAGACGATGGTAATGTAAGACTGTTAGCAACAAATATCACATCTGACTCCACTGTGTTTAAATTTCAAAGAACATTGATCGACTTGTAATTTTACATTCGGTTCTTAGAATCAAACATAAATAATCGCAGTAACAAGGAAATTAACCATTATGGCAAGACAACCAATCAACATCGGATCAAGTGCAAACGACGGCACAGGTGATCCTTTAAGAACAGCATTCGACAAAATCAACGACAACTTCGTGGAACTTTACGGTTCTGACAATGACATCAACACACTTGATGCTAACTTAAACGTAAACACCTTTGCAATCACGACAGGTGTAACAAATGGTGACATCACGGTGACACCTAATGGCACAGGTAGTATCAAACTTGGTGCGGTAAAATTCAATGGCACAACAATAAGTTCAGATGATTCAACAATCATCAACATCAATGAAGCACTAGTGGTTGATGGTACAGCATCGGTAAGCGGTGCATTAACTTCAGATACATCATTGAAGTTGGCAACAGGTGCAACTGTGACAGGCATAGATAACGGTGCATTGGGATCAAGTGCAACACTATTGGCCACACAAGGCGCAATCAAAACTTACATTGACGCACAGGTTACAGCACAGGATCTAGATTTCACAGCAGATGATTCAACAACACTTTCAATTGACTTGGATTCAGAAAGCCTACAGTTCTCTGGTGGTACTGGTATCACAACAGCAGGTACAGGTAACACTGTGACTTTCGCAATAGACGGAACGGTGGCAACGTTGACGGGATCTCAGACTTTGACAAACAAAGTTTTGACCAACCCAACAATAAACGCGGCAACAATGACAGGTGCCGTTGCTATTAATGGAATTACACTTAACGACAACACTATCATAGCCAATGCCTCAAACGCAGATTTAGAGTTAGACGGCAGTGGTACAGGAGCAGTAAAAGTACTGGCAAACGCAACAGTGGTGGGAACACTAACAACTGCGGATATAACAAACACAAATAACATCACAACCACACAACTAGACGCTGACGGTGTTAGACTGAAAGACAATACAATCTCAACTTTCTCTTCAAACGCAAACTTAGAACTTGATGCCAACGGCACAGGTGTCGTTGATGTAAAGAGTGCGATGACCACTATTGGACAAACAGTAACAGGTGACATCAATGTCACAGGTGCAGTAAGAGTTGACAACATCAAGATTGATGCTAATTCCATTGTTGCAACAAACAGCAATGGTTCAATATTAATCAATCCCAACGGCACAGGATCAATTACACTTGGCGGTAACACAGTAAACGTTCCTGCGATATTGACTGCCCACACAGTCTTTGTAGACTCGGAAATGAAAATGGGGTCAGCCGCAAAAATTAGCCCATCAGTCACGAACAGTGACGTGGTAATCGAAGCAAATGGTACAGGATCTGTAGTGCTTGAACAAATTTCAATTACAGCCAATGCAATCACCACACACGTTTCAAACGCTGACCTACAGATTGGTACAGATGGTACAGGAGCGATCGATCTCACAACAGAAAAAATCAAAAGGACAGGCAATGT